GCAAGGGATGATGCGGCTCGTATGGGTCGTGGGCAGAAATCTCCTAAAAAGAAGTCTAAATAGTTTTTTGTAGAACAAATACTGTATTAGTATGAGTATTTCTGGTTCTGTTCCTGTCCACGCAATGTATGGTGTTCCTGTGGCTAATCAGCGTCCCGCTTACCAGACCAAGGGTTCTCAGTTGGCTAATCCTTCTGCTCCTTATTTGGGTCGGGGTAACAAGTGTTCAGCCAAAGATGACACTTGTGAGGGTATGCGTGTTAAGGACGAGGTGTTGTGTATGGGGCATTTGCGTGCTTCTAAAAAGGTGGTGACCGATGGCATATAAGTCTTTAACGGCTGCCGATATTCGTCAGGCTGTTCGTGACATTACGGATTTAGATGTGGCTGACCTGTCAGATACTATTTTGAATCTTTATATTCGTGATGGTTATTATCGTATTTTGGATACCGAAAAACGCTGGGCGTTTTTGGAGTATTCGTTTACTTTCAATACGCAGTCTGGTGTTCGTGCATATAAAATGGCTGAAATAACTGATGAACCTATGGGGCAGATTTCTAGCATTGTAGATAATCGTGGTACTGGCTATCGTCTTGACATGATTGGTTTTGACATGGCTGAGGGAACCTATATCGGGTCATACGATACTGCGTCTGACCCGTTATTTTATGCTGTGTGGGGTGGAAACATCCATCTTTATCCTAAACCCAATAATGCACGGACATTGGTATGTCGTGGGTATCGTGAACCGTATGACTGGCAAACCGAAGGTGGCGATGTTGATGCTATTCCTAGTTTGCATTTCCCTTTGGTTTATTATGCTTGCAGTCGTGTATATCAGCAGTTAGAAGATTCTGCTATGGCTCAAATGTATAAGGGCGCTTTTGATGAGGGTGTTGCTTTGGCGGTTAAGAACTCTACTACTCCTAATAGTCATAATCCTCTTATTTTAACTCATGGTCAAACTACTGGTCGCCCTACATATAAGGGTTGGATTCAAGGCTTGGGTAGCAATCGTTCTAACTGGGGTCTGTAATGTCTAATATACAGATTTTTGAACAGAAAGATTTTACTGGTGGTTTGAACTTGCGTTCAGACCAGTACCAATTGGCTGATAACGAGTCTCCTGAGATGCTTAATGTTGAGGTTGACCCTCGTGGTGGTATTTTCAGTCGTGGTGGCATGGTTCGTTTTCACTCTGCTGTTGCTACAACTGATGATTGGAACCCTCAGCGTCTTTATGGTTTTTATGGCACTACTAACAATTTGGTTTTAATTAATAATGTTAAAATTTATAAACAAAACTCTACGGGTTTTACTCCGATTGCTCATAGTGGCGGAGACATTGTTTCTACTGGTGTTCATGGTGCTTCTTGTGCTACTTGGGGTTCTAATCTTTATATCGTTACTGGCGCTACTAACACTGTTGGCAGTTATGTATGGAGTGGTGCGGGAGTAGCAACTAATATTCCTGCTTCTAGTTCTGCAACATGGCAAACACGGTCTGCTGCTGTTGCAAATAGAATGCCTCAAGCAGAACTTATAACTGTTCATTCTAATCGTGTTTTTGTTGCTAACACTAAAGAAGATGGAAACTTATTTCCTAACAGGTTACGCTGGTCTGATGAGTCGTTGCCTACTAATTGGGTTTATAATGATTATATTGATATTGAAGGTGGCGGAAACAAAATCACTGGCATGTGTGTAGTAAATGGTGGTTTAGTTGTTTTTAAAGAATACTCAATGTATTTTCTTTATGGTTATGACCATACTGATTATAGAATCGTTCAAATAGCATCAGACATTGGCTGTGTCAGTCCTCATTCTTTTGTTACTACACAACAGGGTGTTTACTTTTATGCTAACCGTAAAGGACTTCACTTCTTTGATGGTTCCAACTTGACTAACTTGTTTGAACCTTTGCGTACTGCATTTGACCTACGCTATATCAACACTTCCATTCCTGAGAAGGTTTCTATTTCTTGGATTGGTCGCCGTGTCTGGTTGTCCTTGCCTTATTCTAAAACTGGTTCGCAAGAAACTCTAGCAACAATTAATGTTATTTATGACCCTAGCATGCGGTCATATTCTATGTTTTCTACTGCTGACAACTATGGTGTAGTTGGCGGTATTGATTATCGCACTTCTGAAGGAAACGAAATTCGTCTTGCTTGTCACCCTGTAGTTAAAACCGTTTTAGAAGTTGACAAATATGATTATGATTATGATGTTATAAACATTAATAACTCTATTTCTGGTTTTTCAACTGTTTACCGTACAAAGTGGTTTGATGGCGGTTCATTTTTGCAACGCAAAATGTTCCGCCGACCTGATTTGGTTATGCGTGAAACGGAAACAAATGAAACCATTGCTGTTCAAGTTTTTCACGACTACCAAGAGGCTGTTGGTGCAGAGAAGCGTAGTTTTAATATAACTCTTAATTCTTCTGCTATTGGTTTAATGTGGGGTGAAAACTGGGCTTATGAACCTGCTGGTTTACCTACTTATGGTTCTGTTTGGTCAACTGATGTTCTTGGTGGAAGTATTAAAACAGCCTCCAATCTTGGTATGGCTAAAACTGTTCAACTTCGGTTTGTTGGGGAACTAACTAAACCTTGGGGAATTAATAGTATCGGGTACAAATGGGTACCAAGAAGGGTAAAGGGTTAACATGACTGTTTTAACTGGTTTAAATACTTTTACTGCTGGAACACCAGCAGTTGCAAGTCAAGTAAATACAAACTTTGCGACAATCAAAACTTATGTTGATGGATTGTCTGCGGGGACAAACATAGATAATGGAACGCTTGGTATAGCCAAGTTGTCCAGTGCTGCTACGGGAATTTTGTCTCCTGTCGGTTCTGTTGTTCAGTATGTTGGGGCTAATGAACCTGCTAACTGGAAACGCTGTGATGGTCAGGCTTTGCTTATTGCTTCTTATCCTGATTTGTATGCTTTGTTAACTACTGGTGGCACGGTGTTTCCTTGGGGTGCTAATCCTAGTGGAACTACTTTTCTTCTTCCTAACTTTGGTGGTCGTGTTCCTGTTGGTAAATCTGCTGATGCAGAGTTTGACGCTTTGGGTGAAACTGGTGGTGCTAAAACTGTTGCTTTAACACAAGCAGAATTGGCTACTCATACGCATCCTAATACCGCTACTGCTGTTACTACTGTTACTATTGACCCTGCTGGTGGTCATGGACATACAGGTACTGCTCTTGACAATGGTGCACATTCTCATACTGGTACAGTTGATAGTGCTGGTTCGCATCAACATAATATTAATGCAACTTTTACTAGTGAAACTCCATCTAGTCTTGCAAATGTTCCTAAACATAACGTTCTTTACGATTATGTTGCATCAGGTACTGCTGGTGCTGCAACAGTTGGTGGTGGTGTTACCAATGCCGCACTATCATCTGGAGGACATCAGCATACATTCACCTCAAATGGTGTGGGAAATCACGCACATACTTTAAGCATTGATGCAGTTGGTAACCACGGTCACACAAACAGTGCAAGTACCACAGTAACAATGACTAATCAACCTATTGGAAGTGGCGCAGCCCATAATAACCTACAGCCATACATTGTTGTTAACTACATAATCAAGGCACTGTAATGGCTTGGGTTTTTAACGGCATTTCTCTTTTGTCCTCGCAATATAATCCTAGTGCGATGGTTCAACTTGTTCAATCACTTACTCGTGAACTTGAACGAATGCAAAAAGAAATTGATGAATTGAAGAAGGTTAAATAATGGCTGATGCATCTAGTTTTTATGGCGACTTTGGTGTTGCAGAAGCAGCAGCACGGCGTAAGCGTGCAGCGGCATCTGTAGCGAATACTCAAGCAGCAGCGTTGGGTCAGTTGCGTGGCACACGCAATATCGCTGATTTAAATAAAAAATACCTTGAAGGTTTCCAACCCGTGGTGGCTGGTTTTGGTCGCCGTGGTTTTGGTGGTGGAAATATTACATCTGGTATTCGTACTGCTGGATTAGAAAAATATGCTGCTAATTTACAAACCGATTTGGGTCGTGAAAGAGAAAACCAAAATCAGTCTTTGCAGGATTCTCAAACTGCTGAGGCTACTGCACAGGCTGATTTGGAATCTTATCTTGCACAACTGCGCCTGCAACAGCAGGGCAGTGTTTTATCTACCGCTATTGATATTAAGTCACAGCAGAGTTACTAGGAGTTATTATGGCACGAATGAAATGGAATGCGGCGACAGGTCGGTTTGAGACACCACGAGATAATGGTTTTGAAAACACACCAGTTGGTGCAACATATATTGATACTGTTACTGGCGAAGCAAAAATTCGTAACGCTGGGACACAACCAGACACTGTTGTGCGTCAAGCACCTGCTAAAACAACTAACACTACTGCTGCACCTAAACCAGCATCAACTACCAAGGCTGGTTCCACTACTTCAACCACTATGGCTCCCAAGACTGGCGTGTCCCCTACAACAACGGTACCAAAAACTACAACCACAACACCCACTACAGTACCTCCTACACCTACTGGACCTAGTGCCGAAGCACTCCGCAGGGCTGGAATAAATGTTCCTACTGCTGTAGATACTGCTTTAAATCCACCAACCAACAACGATGCACTTATTGCTGCCATTAATGCACAAAGTGCAATTATGGCAAAATCAGGCAGTGGTAGTGGAACTAAAACACCAACCGCTGCTGAACTCGCTGCTAAATATCAGGCTAATATAAATGCTGCTAAAATACAAGAACAGGCTGGAGCGACAGCACAAACACAGTACAACACTATTGGTCAAAATGCTTATAATTCTGCTGTAAATACTGCTACTCCAATGTATGCAGGTCAAACTGCTGATGTAAACAAATATTATGATACCCAAACAGGTACTACTAATACTAATTATGATGCACAACTTGCTGCTATGCAAAAATACTATACTGGACAAGGTGCCCAAGCGTCTAAAACAATTAATGATGCTGGTACAAACTTTCTTGCTGGGCTTCCTGACGCAACCGCTTTTGCCAATGCGCAAGTAGCCAATCTTCCACAAATCCAACAGGGCTTAGGAGATGCTTTGGCTGCTTATGGTGCTACTGGCAATAAGGCTCAAGAAGTGTCCACGCAAGATGCGGCTTATCTTGACGCTATCGCAAAGATGCAAACTAGTGCTAATGCCCAGTTAAGTGCAGCGGATAAGGCTTATATGGCTTCTTTGAAAACTGCTGGTCAAGGTGCCAACACTGCTGCTCAGCAGGCGTTGGCTGGTAATTTGGCTGGTTTGCAGGCACAGGACACTTCAGGTATTAATGCTGCTCGTAGAGGTGATTTATCTGCTATTGATACGGCTCGCCGTGGTGAGATTGGCACTATTCAACAGAACCAGTTTGGTGCAAGCAGTGATGCTGAGGCTTTACGCCAGTCTTATATCTCTAAGGGTATTGAGGCTTTAATGTCTGGTAAACAGACGGCTGCTGCGACCAAGGCTCAGGCGGCTGCTGATTATGGCGTGCCACCAAAGAAAGCCAAGTCTAAAAAAACAACCAAGAAATAGAACATTTAAGGTATATATAGAGGTTTATTATGGCTACAGATAAAGATATTATAAATTACCTACTTGGTGGTGACGACTATAAATCAATTAGTAAAAAGGTTTCTCAAGGACAATTAATTGCTGCTTTATTAAAAAATCCTCAAGCAGTTTCTAAATTGCAAGAAATGGGAACCCAAAAGGCTAGTCCGCTTTTAAAATTTGACCCTTCACAGGTTTACGATACAACAGCAAACACCAACACTGTTGAGTTGCGTTATAGCATGATGGACCCTAAGTATAAAAATCTTACTCAATCTTGGTTTGACACTGTTCGTTCTAGTGGTGGAAACGAGGCTGAAATTTCTGCATATAAAAATAGTCTGCTGAATCCCAAAACACGAGCAGCCAAGGCTGCCGAGATGGGTTTGGATGAATCAAGTTATACGCAAACCATTGCTCAACTTGATAAAGATGTTAAACCATTTATGAGTGCTGAGGCTACACGCCAAAAAGCCAACATGGATGCTTTTTATAAGAAACGCAAAGATGCTGGTATTACTGGTATTAGTTCAGATGCTGGAAATATTACTGACCAGTACCTTACTGAAACTACTGGTGTTGCTGGTTTGGCTAATATTCCTACAACTATTGATGCGTTGGCTAAACAGCAAGCAGCAAAGTTTGGTGCATCTATAGATAAACAGCGTTTTAGTTCTGCAAATGTTGAACAGTTAGTTAAACAGTTTGAACAAAAGTTTACTGCTGGTGCTAAAAAGAAAAAATTGGACCCGCTTAAATATTCTGCTGCCGATTTAATTAAGAAAAACATAGGAAAATAATGCCAGTTGTCCGTTCGCCTTTTAGCAACACAAATCCACCTGCACCTAACGAACCTGATAATCAGTTTGCTGCATCTAAAAAGCGTGGTGATGCTATTCGTGCTAGTCTTAATTTGACTAGCCCGCCATCTGTTAATAGTGCTGGGACAAAGACGAGCAAGTTTGAGGAACAGTTGAAGTTGGATTCTGCTTATTCTAATGCTTTGGCTAAAATTGCTGGTAGTCCAATGACTGATTCACAGAAGAAATCAACTATTAAACAGTTGGATAAAACATATGCTGATGGTGGTAAACCTAAGGCTCCGCAGGGTTTTAGTTTGTTGGGTGCTGCTGGTGATGTGGCTGGTACTGTTTTGAGTGGTGCTGGTAAAGGTATCATTAAGGCTGTTGATGCTACACAAACCGTTTCTCGGTTTGCTCAGTCTGGTCTTAAAGAACTTGGCGACATGGCTAACATGTATGTTTCGTCTGGTTCTGGGCATTATTTGACTGGTAGCCAGCGTGCTTCTTGGTCTGATTTTGTTAAACAAGGAAACAATAAAGATTTTCGCTTAGCACCTCAAACAGGTGTTAAGTGGCTTGATAGTACTATTGATTTTGCTGTTGATACCGTTTTGGACCCTACTATGTATATTGGTGTTGGAGAAGTTGGTCTTATTGGCAAAGCAGGTCGTGCCGAACTTGCTATCAAATTTGGTACTGAAAGCATGATTGCTAAGCATCCTCAACTTATTGGTAAGTTTGATGACATTATGCGTTATGGCGCAGCCGCAATTCCAAAGGAAGTGCGTGCTGCTGAGAATGTTAAATATGGTGTTCGTTTTATGGGTGAAGTTGTACCTAAAACTGAACATGTTGCTAACTTAATTAGTGGTAGAAAAGGTGTTGGTACTGCTTTGCGGGCTGGTGTCGGGGACATGATTGGTCGTGCTGGTTTAACTAACGCTCGTGTATATACTTCTGCTTCTAGTCGTGCTGGTTTTATTGCTAAGGAAATTGGGCGCAACAAAGGTGTCGCTGACCAAGTTGTTCTTGAAGAAATTTCTCACTACACATCCGCACGAGCAGCCAAAGGTTTTAAATCACAATTTTACCGTAAAAGTCTTAATGCAATTAATGGTACTATAAAAGAAATTCGTGATGCTGGCGAAGGTGTCAGTGCTGAGGTTTTGCATCTTATTGAGGACCCTGTTCTTAGGGCTTCTGCAAGCCCGCAAAAAAAGAAATGGGCTGAGGACATTATTTCATGGCAAAATGGAGAACATGGTCGTGGTGGTGTCAACGCAATTTATGACAAGTTTAATCTTGATTATTCTGGGCGTATTAAAGAAATTGGTTTAATTGATGATTATGTTCATCACAAAATGACCGAAGATGCATTAAGGATTGCTTTTGGTAATAAAAGTAAATTTAAGTCTTTTTTTGCAGAATCTGATTTGCTTGCATCGGAATTAGGTTCTAATTCTGGTGCAGCCATGTATCGTAAGTATCGCAAGGGTGCTGACTTCATGGGTGAAAAACTTCAAGAAGGAAGCATATCTGAAATTAACCAGATTTTTAGAAAAAAAACTGGTGCAGGTGTTGACTTTTTTGAAACAGAAATCGGTTCAGTAATGGAAGGTTACGCATACAGTATGGCTAACGCTCGTGGGCGTGAGGCATATGTTCGTCGCCTTATGGATTTTGGTCCTGATTTCTCTAAAGTTATAGACCAGAAACTTGTTCCAGACAAAAAACTTGTTGCAAGTTTGACTGCTTCGCATGCTTCACTTAAAGGTTTGCGCCGTGACATTGTAACTGCTGTAAACAAAGGAACATTTAATGCCAAGTCAACAGCAGCCGATACTGTTAAATGGGCACAAGACATTATGGATAGAAAAACATCACAAATTGGTGTTATAGATAAAGATGTTGCTGGTGTCCAAGCAAAGATTGCTGTTATTGAACGGCAAATGGCTGATGGTTTTGAATTGGCTACACAACAAGGACATGAGGCACGCGGTGCGTTCCTTCATGTCCATCAAGCGTTAATTGATGAAGTTCAAACATTAAAGCATTCTATTTCTAATGGTGAGATGTATCAACAGGCTGCTTACACAAAGTTGCGTGAACTTTATGCCCAGATGTATCCTGATGCACGGCGTATTCCTAAAAGCGTGGACACACTGATTGACCGCATTAGTCGGGATGCTGGCATGAGTGCTAAAAATACATCTGAGGTTCGTGTATTAGAATCACGCTTGAAGGTATTGCAGAAACAAATTGCTGATACTCCTCCTGATGCTGGTCAGGTTTTAAATGATTTGCTTGATACTGAAACTCATTTAGTTGAGCAATTGGATGGTTTTAAAGCATTGGGTGATGTTCGTTATGCTGCTGACTATTCTGAAGATGGTTTTATATATGGAACTTATGATGATTTAGTTGCTAAACCTTTTGACCCTAATGCTGACCCACTTGGTCGTGTTGTTTCTACACGCCCAATGGCTGCTGGCAGTGCTGGTATGTCCACAGATGAAATGGCTGCTATTCGTAATGGGTTTATGCAGGATGGTCGTTCTGTCGGCGCACATTCTATTCCTACTGATGCCATGCATGACATGCGTAAGCCTGAACATTATTATGATTTTTGGGACCCTGAGGGTGGCGTTAGTGAGGCTGTTGGTTTTGCTTTGCGACAGTCTGGTGTGGACACTGAGGGTGTTTTTGTTAATTCATGGAATGACATGTTGGCATCAGGTCAGATTGACCCAATGTTTGAACAGGTTTATCCTGCGTTGGCGGAACTGCAAACCACTATTGCTGGTTTGAGTTCCAATAAATTTGAGTTGGGTGTTGTTGATGACCAGTTTCTTAATGAGGCTTTTGATGTTGTGCGTCAAAACTTTAAAGATGCAGCGGCTGAACTTGGTCTAGAAAACTCTGACCATGTAGGTGACCAGATGATGCAGGACTTTTTGCGTGCGCAAGTTGAAGAAGGCATGGGCGCAACAGGGAAACCCTTGTTGCTTCCATCTGGTGTTCTTTATGGCATGGACAATCCGATGGCTGATGGTGCGTATTCAATTATGCTTCCTGATGCTTTTTCTTATACTAAACAATACGGTAAAGATGTTGTTGATGCCAGCCTTGTTGATGGTACCACTTCTCCAATTTTTAGAACTACTGATGAATTGATGCAGTCTATTGCTAATTCTGATTATGTCTCTGCTTCTCTTGGTGCTGTTGAAAAACTGGATGAGGTTACGGCTGCTGGTCGTGCTTTGCAGGATGCTTTAACTGTTAAGCATTCTGCTCAGATTGAGTCTCGTAGTGTTGGTGGAAAAATTGGTGTTGTTAAGCGTGAGGCTTCTCGTCGCATGAAAGAGGCTGATAGGGCTTGGAAAGATTATGAAGCGTTTAAAACCATAACTGTTCCTTATCGTGGCAAAAAAATTCAAGTGACTCGTGAAAAGGCTATTTCTATTCTTAATGAGAAAGAAACTAAAATTACTAATTTGGTTGCTGATTTGGAAACACGCATTGGAAACATTGGTGCTGGTGATGCCGAGAAACTTCGTATTCGCAAAATGGTTCAAGAAGAACGCCTTAGTACATTGTTGGACCAGCGTAAAGTTTTAGAAAATTGGACTGATACTACAGGTGCAGCCCTTCAGGCTGACATTAATCTTGTGCGTCAGGCTATTGCTACTGACGCACCTGATGGTGCTGCTGGTACTTCTGCTCGTAAGTGGGCTGACAAGGTTCGTGACACAATGAATAATATTCCCAAGATGGGCGACACTCCCGAAGCACGGGCTTGGGAGCGTGTTGTAACGCAGTTACATGCTGATGAAGCACAGTTGGCTTTGTTGGATTCAACACTTATTCCTATGGCTGACCACGAGTTGTCTTTAGCAATTAACGCAAAGATTGGTGGAACATTATATGATGACATTACTAAAGGCTGGAAGGCTTTGGGTGATGGTCTTGGTATTGAAGTTCCACAGGATTTTTATGATATTGCTCGTCCACAACTTGAGAAGTTGTCCAAGCGTGCAAACCAAGGGGCTATTCGTGATGCGGTATTAAAGTATCATCAGTTCTTTAAAGTTTACGCAACGATGAGTCTTGGATTTGTAACTCGTAATGCTATTTCTTCTACATTTATGAATTATGTTGCTGGAGTTGGCGTAGATAACATTGGTGCTGGTGTTAAGGCTATGGAATATCTGGCTAAACATGGACCTGAAAAATGGCTTGACAAACTGGGTATTGTTGAACCTGCTGTGCGTGACATGTATGAAACAGCATTGCGTGCTGTTGATGCAACGGGTCGTGGATTACAAAGTGAAATTGCTACACAGCCTTTATTAAAGGGCAGCCGTGCTTCTAAGATTTATAATAAAGTTATGGATAACAAAGCGACTCGTGCTTCGGCAATGGGTAATGACTTTGTGGAACGAGCAGCCCGATTCCCGATGGCATTAGACACCATGAAGCGTGGCTTGTCTTATGATGAGGCTATTTATCGTATAACTCGTTACCATTTTGATTATAGCGATTTGTCTAAACTTGATGAAGAAGCAAAGAAGTTAGTGCCGTTTTGGATTTGGACTACACGCAATATTCCTTTGCAAATGACTGAACAGATTTATCGCCCTAAGGCTTATATTCAGTATCAAAATATTAAGGAACGGCATCCTGTAAGTTCTGATGTTATTTTGCCTGAATGGCTTAAACAGAATGGTCCTATGGGGTTGGCTGGTAAATGGATTCTTAACCCTGACTTGCCAATGACTCGCCTGCAACAGCAGGCAGACTCATTCACAAGTCCATCTAAACTCATTGGTCAAATGTATCCAACATATAAACTTCCTGTTGAAATGTTTGCCCGTAGGCAACTTGCTACTGGCATCCCTTTCACAGATAAATACGACGAGGCTAAAGGCTTGGACAGGTTACTGGCTGAGATTAGCATGAAAACATTAGGGGATAAGGGGTTGCCTTTTAGTCAGGGACCTTTGGCTCGTGTTAACGCTGATGGCAAAACAGAACTTGACCCATTTGTTTCTTATGCTGTGGGAAATGCTATTCCGTTAGTAGCAAAGATTCAGCGTCTTGCTGGTGGGCTTCTTGGTGGTAAACCAACTTATCAAGAACGAGTGGCTAGTTCGTGGTTAAGTGAGTTGGGTGTTCCTGTGCGTAATGTAGGCGAGCGTGAACAGCGTGGAGCAACAATTAGTAAACAGTTTGATATTGCTGATTTAATGAAAGAACTTGCCCGTCAGGGTCTTATAGAAAAGAATAAATAATGACTGTAAATAAAACAGATGAATATAATTGGCAGAAAGCCACCAAGGTTGACAAGGTTCGTCTTGGAGGCAAGGCTAGCCCTAATGTTGAAGCATACAAGGACCACCTATTAAAGCGTTATGGTGGTACCAGTGTTGGTATTGTTAATAAGCGTGAGGTTCGTGGTGGTGGTGCATTGTCCACGCATTATTTTGGGGCTGCGATTGACTGGCGTTATCCAAGTCGTTTAGTAGCCAAGAAAGTTATGAAAGAGTTTGTTGACAATTCTGCACAGTATGGTGTGCAGATGATTGTTGATTATGTCGGTGGTGTAATTTGGACTCCAAAGCGTGGCTGGCATAAGGCTGAACCTAATCCTCACGGCATGGGTCAGGCTTGGGCTGCTTGGTTGCATATTGAAACAACTAAAACACAGTGGGCTAACAACAAGGCGTTGATTAGTCGTCTGCCTGTAGTTGCTCCATAATAGATTCCACAATATAACTGTAGTTATGCATCCATGATTTAATGGCAGTTCTGCTGCCCATTAAGCCTTCTATCCATTCTTCAACCATTTCTTGGGCTGCCAGTTTAGATAAATGAAATTCAACTATATAACCTTTTTCCGAATCTTCTACTGTTCGTGCGAAGATTCGTTCTAGGTCTGCCATGTCATCAGGACTAAATCCACTCATCGTTTTTTGCCTTTAGGTTTTGGTTCTAAGGCACGGGCTTTAGTTGTTTTATGAATATGGCATAGGCATGGACATAAATCGTGTACTGTCTGCGCCCAATCTATTAAAGCCCGTGACACTGTTCCACAGTGTTCACAGTCAGGATGCGCACGAGGGAAGTCCATGTTATTTTCCATCACGCCTACACGCATTCTCGTACACGGACAAGGCTCGCCAAACCTTTTTCCATGTTTTAATATCTTTAGGGTTTTCTTCCAGTTGTTGAATCACGAACGCTAGTTCGTGTGCAACAGTTTCCCATATTATGGTTTTAATTTTATGCGCAGCAACTGACGGCGGAGTGGGTCGGTCAAGTTCGTGTCGGTACAGTTCCGCCTTTTTCTTTGCGTACTGCTTGGATGGCTCTGATGGTTTTTCGTACATTATCTATGTCACTTATTCTTGCTAATGGAAGTCCGTAAAACTTCGCTTCTTTGGTTAGGGTTGCTAAAAGAATTTCTAATTCTTCTATGTTTGTCATTTTGGGCTTTCTCATTTATTGTTAAATTTTCCTGACGAGGGATGTTCAAGGATTGCTTTTTTTAGTTTGTCCATCGCCTGTTGGGTTTTACGCCAAGCGTGAGACTTGGCTTTAATTCCAAGGTTGTTTGCTAGGGTTTCGTATGTGTTCTTGTCATAAAAGATTTCGTACAACACACGCTGGTCTGCTTCGTCTAGGGTTGCTATGCATTCAATCACCATGTCAACCATTTCCCAATTTGTTTCTTCTACTTTAATTTCGTAGGAGAAAGGCATCATTAAAACTTCCCACTCAGTTGAGTGTTGGTTTAATCTTTTTCTTGGGTCATACTTCATTATCGTATCTCGGATTCGTGAGAACATCCATGACCTGCTCAGGTAACAAAAGAAACCCACGAGATGGGTTTCCAGACATGCGAGCCATTGTTTGCATTGTTTTACGATTATAAAGTTCAGGGTTTAATTTCAGGTAGCGTTTCAGGCGGGCGACGCTTACAATTACAAAAGCACCTTCGGTGCCATTTAATGTATAAACATAAACCCACCATGCTGCCTTTGTAACATTTAATCCTGATTTTTCCCAAACGGCTTTGCCTTGCTCGTCTTTACGAAGTCTAGGATTATGTTCCATCTCCAGGACCATCTTGCCATTGCGGTATCTGTCGGTTTTAACTTCAAAAGCACCAGACTCCATTGCAGAGAGGAAGTCGGTAACCAACGCCTCACCTTTGTGACCAAACTTGAGGTCGTCATGAAAGTTGAATTTTTTCGCTGGAATATCATAATCTGAAAATTTACCTTTGGGTGGTGTCTTAGTTGTATCGGTCATCGTGCATCCCTGCATTTGTTACATCGCAATGAAAGGTGCAGGCTTTCGTGGTACATGTATTCATACGATGCTGATGGGTTCCATGTCTTGCATGAACGGCAAAGAAATTCTTTGCCGTTGCTAGACTTAGCACGAGCGTAGTTGTCTAGTTGTTTTTCTGCTTGGACAAGGCTCACTGCTTCCACGCTTCCACATAATGCACTTGCTTATCATCAGCCCACGCTACTCCGTTAAGACCATCCATTAAAGTTTTAATGTAGTTGTCCACATCGCCTCGCAGTTTGGATGGTGTGCCATCATAATCTAGTACGGTCACTTCTGTTTCTGTGCTGGAGAATACGATGCGCATTTGTACTGGACCTTCAAAGATAGGTCCGTCAGACATGACCCATGCCCCGTTAATGTTTGCTTCTGCCTCTAGGGTTTTGACGGGTGTAAACACACGCCCTCTGCGTCCTAGCCGTGGGCGACCTTTGGGTGTGGGGCGACCCTCTATGATTATGGTGTGTTGCATGTTACTGCTTTCTAGGTTGTATAAACCCGTTGCACGAGTTTATCAATCTCTAGTTCACCATTGGTACGCATATGGTACTTGCCCCACCGCTTGTCGGCAGACATGATTATGAGTTTAGTTTCACTAGGATGCAAACCACTACGAACAAGTTCGTGAGCCAACCGTGCCAGTGTTCGTGAACGGTCATTGTTGGGTAATGGTCCGTCACGCCAAATGACATAAGCCAATGGCGAACAGCGTTTCATAATGTCTTTAAGGTTCGCTGATTCTTCATGGTCTGTAACCAAACTAAGGTTTGGTTTTGGAGGCTGATAATATGATGCCAGACGAGCAACTGTTTCTGGAGAAACAAGATTATGTTCAGCATGATGAAGGAACGATTCTAAAGAATCGGCAACGCCGAGTGCTGTAATGACTCGCCTGTTTGGTTTCTCCATATTAGACCAGTCAGGATATGGAAGTCGTACATAATTACCGTATTGTGCTGTACTTGCAAGCGTCTCTTGTTTGGGGTTGACCTCACGAGCAGGATAGTCGGCTACCTGATGGGCAGCCAACATCATACGGCGCATATCTCGTGCAGGGACAAGTTCAGAGGCAAAC